ATGCTGATTATATGATCTTCTTTGAAGATGATATGACATTCAATGGTGCAGATAACGAAGGTGAAGTATGTCGTAATGGATTTAGAAAATATGTACCAAACATATATGAAACAATTCATAAGATAATGTATCTAGAAGAGTTTGACTACTTGAAGCTATCATTTACTGAAGTATACTTTGATAATGATAAGCAATGTGCATGGTATAATGTACCTCAAAACATAAGAGAGAAGTATTGGCCAGATTATTGCGACCTACCTAAATTAGGTTTAGATCCTAACTGCCCTAAAACACAATTCGGTGAACTTAGTAATATAGATGAATTGTCTTATATGACAGGTGATGTTTATTACTCTAACTGGCCTCTTATTGTTAGCAAGGCTGGTAACTATAAGATGTTTATTGAAGATGCTTTAGAGCACCCTTACGAGCAGACTTGGATGAGTCAGATGTTTCAGAAACAAAAAGAAGGACAGCTGAAAACAGCGATCCTTCTTGCTAGTCCAATCTGGCATGATAGAATTAAATTCTACAAAGCCGAGGAACGTGTAGAGAGTTAAATATTAATTTCAGCAACAAGCTCCTTTACCTTATCGAGAGCTTTTTGAGCTTTCTTGGCAGGTGCTGTAGATTGAGCAGCTGTCTCTTCAAGACTAGTCTTCATTTCAAGAAGAATACGTCGAGCAGCTTCAATTTGTGGTGATCCAACTTTACCATCACCAAGATCTGTACCTTCAGATACAGCTTTAACAATGCGTAGTAATGTAATTGTACCAGCTAAACGCCCTCGGCGGAATGATGGATGTTCTTTGTGCGTACCGTCGTGCGCTGGGTTATCTAGATATGATTGACTCATACATATATTTATACCACTACTTGAATAAATCAATACTACCCAAACAAGTCAAAGAGTTCAGTCTTTACATTCTCAGTTGGCTTACGTAATGACCAACCTGCATTATCATAGAATCGTGCAATAGACTGATATAAGATCTTATCGAACATCTTCTCATAGTCCATTTTAAAGAACTCATCAAACTCTTCAGGCCAAGAATACTTGAACCCCATAGTAGGTATACCAAACTTATTAGGTTGCTCTACTGCAATCTGACGAACCTTATCACCTGAGGTAAGCTCTTCATACTTACTACCAGTACCAAGCTTTTGTAACATCTGGTTATGATAGTGAGCAGCTTTTGCATGTGAAGGCATCCCCTTAACGGTCTGAAAGCCCTTACAAGCTACAGCATACTTCTCAAAGTTATTAACACCTTTAACTTCTGCAATATCTTCAATCGTTAGAGTCTTAAAAGTCTCATACGCTTCAGTGAAGATCTTATTAGTCTTACCCAAGTCCTGAGTCATAAGCATAGTCTCAATGATACCCTTAGCGTAAGGCTTAATAGCATTAGGCATAGTAGTACGAACAACCTCAACACCTGTATACTTAAACTTTTCTGCTTTGATGCCTTCGTCATCTAGGATATGCATGACGTAACGTTTCTTCTGAAGGAAGAGACCAACATCAGCAATCATCTCACGCTTAAATACAAATCTAGGATCTTTAGTTAGTAGAGCTTTTCTAGCCCATATATCCATTCCAGCGTTAAGATTATCTTCAATCTTCTGAATCTCAGTATAGGTCTCTTCGTGTACGAGACCCTTACTTTTATCTTCCCAGAACTTAATACCATTCTTAATAAGAGGACTAATAGAGATATATGATGAGTCAGTATCGTTATAGATAATACACTCTTCAAGGTCATGATCACTAATCTCAGTATCAATATTAGCACGAATATACTTCTTAAGCTGCTTATTAGACTCTTTAATAACAGCCTGACCAGTTAGAGTTACAGAAGCAGCAATATCATCATCACCAATAGGAGCATTTTTATTGCCCATGTACCCATAGCAAGAGTTAATCAAAATCTTGATAACCATCTGAGAGGTATTAAGACGTTCTACCTCATACTTAAGATCAATATTAGTAGGATCTTTCTGAAGCTTCTTCTGATTAGTAAAGAGCTTCTTCTTAATCACAACTCGCTGATTGTAATAGTACTCTAAGAACTCAGGAATGATACCTTGCTTCTTCTGACTAAAGAGGAACCCTGCTTTAGATAGAGCACACTCTTCATCTTTCAAGAACTTAACAAACTGAGGTTTAGTTAACTCAAACTGACGACCAGTAGTATGTTGAATAACAACCTTATCACCATCATGCTTCTCAATCTTACCAACCTTAGTCTCGGGGGAGGTATTGAGAGAGATCATCACGTTAGGGTATAGAGAGTTAGCATCAAACGAGATAATATTCTCTTTGAACCCTCGCTTAGGTTCAGCAACATATGCACCAGGGTTCTTATGATCTTTATTACCACTACGAACGAAAGTAGATATAACCTCCTTACGCTTACGAGCACAAATAGTCAAAGCACCATTAATAACCTGAATAGTACCCATAGCACCTTCAAGAGTAGTTAGACCAACATAAGATAACATCCTCAATAGAGGAATATACTGTAGCTTCTCTTCTAACTTAACTAGTAGGTTAACATCCTGAATGTTGTAGTCAATAAACTTATTCCAATCCTGATCAGCAAGCTCATGAAGAGCTAAGCCTTCGTAATCAATCTTCTTCTGACCTAGTTCAAGCTCACCAATAGCATCAAGCTTATATGACTCACGATTCTTAAGACAGAAGCGCTTATAGACGTCGAGGTAATCGAGCATAGCAACACCATCTACATGATATCGTTTCTGCTCTTGACCAAACTTACCACGAATTTGACGGAAGTAAACATTAGCTAGCGGAGATAGACGTTCTACAAACTCAGGTCCAAGAACATGCTCCATACGATTAATGATATAAGGAATATCAAAGAACTCGGAGTTCCAACCACTAATAATATCTGGATAGTCTTTCTCAAGATACTCTAAGAACTTAATGAACATCCTTCGCTCATTTTTACAGTCATGATAGATCATATCTTCACGACCTTCACCTGTATAGGGCTTAATACCAAACGTATGAAACTTTTTACTAAAGTTATCCCAACATGTAATAACGTTAACTGTATGAGTAGGGTTATCTACATCAGGAAAGCTATCAACAGAGTAGGTCTCAATATCGAGGAAGCAATACTTAATAGGATGCTCGGTAAATTCAGGCGTTTCATTCTCACGCCAGTAATTCTCAAGTAGAAACTGCTGAGCAGGAGGAGCATTCTCAAAGACTCGCTTAACACCAGAGTCTTGCAAGAATTTATACCTTGCATAACCACTTCTAAACTTACGTTTTTTGACTTTAGTACCAAAGATCGAGGTTTTATCACCTCTACTATCTTCTAGATAAAGAAAGGGTTCGAAAGAGCACTCACGACGAATTCTCTTACCTTCATGATCCCAGCCAAATAGAGTTACAGACTCTTCCCGACCGTTATAGACTACATTCCTGTATGACATACCTAATTATACCGGAGTTCCTTATGGATTCCACTTCCTTAGAGCCTTACGTGAAGGGTCTCCATAAGGGGTATCTAACGCTTCCATATGACAAGCAATATTATTACTTGATTCAAGGATACGACTTGTACCTACAGCACGAAGCTTACTAATATTTTCATAGTATCGTGAACTACGCTTCTTATTGAGGATCCAATCGATCTTCTCTTCAAACTCTTCAGGTGTTTTAAACTTAAGATCATCAGGAGCACTTGAATAAGTCTCCATATCTTGACACAAGCAAGGAATACCTAATGTACATGCTTCAATAAACTTAATATCTGACTTAGAATTGTTGAAGTTATTGACTTCAAGAGGTGCTACCATCAACTGAGCACCAAGACCAGCAATGAATGAAGGATATTCTAATAGACTCTTCCAATTATGAAACTCAATCTTACCAGACTTAACTAGATCAGCTAATGGTGGTGGAAAGGCTCCTGCAAATACCCATTGATACTTGTTAACTGTCTTACGAATAACATCACAAACAGCAGACATATCATCTTTACCATTAGTCTTATTATCTACATCATAATGAGCACCTGAACCAGTATAAAGGATACGTGGCTTCCTCTTATTCTTATCGTAATTATTTTGAACCTGCTGCCTATTGAATAGATGACCCATCCAGAAGTGAGGTACGAAGTTAGGAATAACAGTAATCTCTTTCTTACCAGTCTTTTCCTGATACAACTTACGCATAAAGTCGCAAGTAACAGTTACTTCATCACACTCATTAATAATATCGATGCAGTTCTGACGAACTTCAGGAGTATCAAACGCAAACTTAAATTTATTATAGTCAGGAATCTCTTCTCTAAAGACAACATCATCTACTTCATAAATAAGTTTAAAGCCATGCTCTTGCTGAACCTTCTTAAGATGACGAACGAATTCTAATTGTGACTTAGATGCTTGACGCTGTAGTTTAACAGACTTAACACCTGCATACCAACGTGGGTCAGCTACCATTGCAGTAGTACTCTGACTAATACCTCTACCAGAAGCATTAATAACAGCTTCAGGCCATAATACACGCCAATGACCACATCCAGAGTAGTCGGCAAGATAATTAATATAACGACTCATACCTTGTTCACGTGGAACTGGCTTCTTCGCTTGAGCTTGAACAGGACGATTGCCTCCGAAAGGGGAGGCAAACGGAGCAGGAAACGGGTTAGTATTTAACATCACCGTTATTATATCCTATTAAAAACAAAAATCAACTATCTTCGTATGAAGTTCTTGTTGTAATGCCGTTTAGCTTCTCTAAGAAGATAACATCACCAGTAGCTGCCTTAATGGATTCCTTACGATGCGATATAACAATCGAACACTCATCTAACTCTTCAGTACGTTCCTGAAGGATCTGAGTTACAAGTTCAATACCCTTATCATCAAACGAGGAGTCGAACAACTCATCATAGATAGCGAGGTTATATTTAACACCACCCTGTAGACGTCTCAAGTCAGAGAAAGTAAACAAGCAAGCAAGGTCAATAGACTTACGTTCAGCTCCAGAGAAGTTAAAGTAAGAACAAATCTTATTTTTCTCATTAACAATTTCTTCTTCAAAGAACTCATTGAATATACAATATGAGTTAGAGTCAAGCTTCTTAAGATATCCCATAAGCTTACTATTCAATAGCTCAAGCAAACGAGTAACGATATAAGACTTAACACCTTCCTCTGATACAACAAGCTTAACAATATCTAACTTAGCTAACTGCTTTCTAAACTCTGTAACCTTATCTTCAATCTCTTTAAGACGAGAGCCGGTATCGGCAATCATAGTATCGAAGTCTGTAGTACTCTCTTCTACTTGCTTAAGGTCAACCTTAAGTTCGTCATCCCAAGCTACAAGCTGATCGATACGTTGCTTAATATTCTCACGCTTCTGATTAGCTAACTTAACTTCAGACAACTTATGAGTCTGACCATTAATTGCATCTTGTACCTTAGTCTTAATTTCTTTAGCATTACCAAGAGCAGCATTAACTACTTTAATCTTCTCGACCATGTCTTGCATCTTAGCTTTAAGAGTCGCTTTTTCAGACTCCATATGCTCTACATCATGATCATCCATAGGACGAAGACATACAGGACACTCAGCTTCATCAGTACCAATCTTACTATAAGCAGCTTTGGAATGAGTTACTTCAGCTTTCTGCTCTCCAATATCACCAGTATACTCATTAATCTTTTCATCACAGGTAATAAGCTTACCTTTAAGTTCTTCGATCTTAGCTTCTACTTCAGATGAATCACCATCTACAAACTCTGCAAGTCTACTTTTAAGACGCTCAAGCTCTTCAGTATTATTCTGTTGACGTTCTAAGTAAAGTTTCTTCTTAACAATACGACGATTAAGAACAGCGTCTTGCTGATTAGTATAACCTTTAAGGTTAGTATCAATCTCTTGCATCTTAGCAACCTCAATATCTTGGTCACGTTTAATTTCATTATACTCAGCACGTAGTTGAGTAAGCATAGAACTAAAGACTTCCATACCGAAGATATCTTCAATGAACTTACGCTTCTCAATCTTACTTTTAGCCATGAATGGTACCGCATTATTAACGGTCATAATTACACAGTTCTGAAAGATAGATGGAGTAGCACTAGTTACATCAGTAATAAACTTATTTGTATTACTAATACTATCACGAGTAACATCAGTACCATCTTCGAATAAAAATACCTTTGATGGATTAAGATGGCGTACAATTTTAAAGTTACGTGTACCCTTAGGATCGATAACCTCAAAGTCTAACTCAACATGAGTCTTACCTCCTGTTATGTTATTAGGTATAAGGTCTTTCTTTAGCTCGCGAAGAGTATCACCAAAGATAGCAAAGTATATAGAGTCAGCAATAGTACTCTTACCAATAGCGTTGCGACGTTCTGGCTTATCTCTATTAGCTCCTGTAATGACATGAAGTCCTTTCTTGAACTCTACCTCTACAGGCTCTTCCCCAACTGAGAGGAAATGCTGAATAGCTACGCGCTTAAAATTTACTTGTTTCATCGTTTACAACGCTCGTACAAGCCAAGCGTATATTCAAGTATAGCCTCTTTATTGTCAGGTGCAAGCTGATTTATGTATTCAGATATAGCTTCTTCAATAGCAACACCAGACATATCTTCAATATCCTCACGATTCTCAACGATTCGATTGAAGTTAATGTCGTAGTCAATAGTAAATTCTTCAGGCTTAAGACCAGTTAATACCTTCACAAGTACATCTAGATCGTCTTGAGAGATATTCATATCAACCTTAAGCTTAACAATATTACCTGTAATACGATTCTTAATAATCTCATTCAAATCCCCAGCTTCTACAAGCTCACTCAAAGGTAACTTATTATATTCTGGTGATACATTATTAGCAAAGAACTCATACTCCATAGATTCAAGATCTAAAGTATGATAACCTTTCTGATTACCTGCATCACCAAAATCCATCTGGAATGGGTTACCAACATATAGGATAGTACCTGCACCGAACTGCTTCTCGTGACGAGTATGGAAGTGACCTGAGATTACTAACTCAGACTTCTTAAGTAGGTCCTTAATACTAACACCCTCTTCACAGACCTTAAAAGCATTCATCTTGAATGTTTCAATCTCAAAGTGACCTATAACTAGATCACTCTCTTCAATCTCTGATGTAGGAGTATTCCAAGGACAGAAAGAAATCTTCTTGTCAAAGGCTTCCATAGTCTGATACTTTTCAAGTACAGTAACGTTCTTACGATTCTTAAAGATCGATAATGAGTTAACATCTGTTCTATGCTTATAGTAGATGTCATGATTACCAGTAATAGCAATCAAGTTAAACTCAGAAAGGATATCCAATATATCGGCTGAGATCTGCAAAGTGTTTACAGAAATCTCAGAACGGTTATGGTGCCAATCACCTGCAAAGATAAGATCTTTAATACCCTTCTCTCGGCATTCGTCTCTAAACCAGTGAGCCCATTCAACGGCATATCCATGCCAGGCAGTACTGTTAGAGTGCACACCAAGGTGGAGATCAGAAAAGATCGCTACCTTTGGTTTTTTAATAGTCGGAATCATGCTCGGTACCAATGGGTTTTACGTACACAGTACCATGTGTGTTGTTTGGATCAGACATATACTGCTCGTATACCTGCTCTTTATAGCTCGTAATAGCGGCGTGATGCTTTTTCTCCTTCTTAATTCGATTAATAAAGGCATGATATGCGATCGTTGTAAAATAAGAGAATGGGTTTGAATTATTTTCAAACTTATACTTCTTAAATTTAAGTGCAGCATACATTTTAATTAATGCATCCCCGATCATATCGTCTTTATATGAATAGTTAATAAACGATCCGTTATAGCTTAAGCCATAAGCAATCTTTTTAATATTTTCCGCTAAGTCATCAGTAAGCTTGTCGCTATCGTAATACGCGCTTAAGCTTGCCTTAAACTCTACCGGTTTAATATAATACTCTTCTTTATTGGATTTAGCCATCTCTAAATTAATTATAGCTACACATTTACAAAGATCAACTGTTAAAGCTGTACTTCTGAATATTCAATCTTCTCCTTGTCATATATGGTCTTACGCTTATCACAATGAGCTTGTCCATACTTGAGTTGATCACATAGATCAAAGATAATTAGCTTCTGCTTGGCTGCATGCTTACGAAGTCCACGTCCAATAGACTGAACAGTTCGAATAAATGACTTACCACCTGCTGCAAAGATAATATTATGAATGTTCTTAACGTTGACACCTGTTGAAAAGATTGCACTAATAGCAACACATACAACATTAGTCTCTTCTTCCATTATCTTCTTGATTCGCTCACGCTCTTCAACGTCAACAGATCCTCTAATAAAGTATACCTGTTTGTCTGCAAACTTACTGAAGCACTCTTCAAGTACCTCTCCATGTGCAATATGGTTAACCAATACGAGAGTATTATTCTGTAGCTTACTTACAAGTTTAGATAACAAGTCATTACGACTTTCACTTTCGTAAATATATGCTAGCTCATTTCTATAACCATCAACACCTTTGAATACAGGAGCAGCTGAACCATAACTAATATTAAGAATCTTTACAGCCACATTAGCAAGGAAATCTTCATCACGAAGTTCAGCACTTGTCTTTTCATAAATGACTGGGCCTAGTTTACCAACAATAGACCATTTGTTAAGTTGATCTTCTGGTAGTGTACCAGTAAAGCCAAACTTGTTAGGGGTCTTAATCTGTTGAACAATCTTTGAAATTTTGTTACCAGCTGTAATCTTATGACACTCATCAACAATGAGTAGATCAATATGCCTTAACCAATCATTCTCTGCAAACCTACTTTGAATGATACCAATATTGGCTATAATTACATTGGCTGTAAAGTCTGGTTTAGTCTGTCCAGTCCATTTAGTAATCTTATATGTCATACCAGCACCTACAAACTCATCGTAGGTCTGAGTAACCAACCCTAAGTCAGGTACAAGCATAAGACACTTAAAAGTATCAGAAGTATTAGCTCTATAAAAGTTTTCGATTAACGCAGCTGTTGTAAATGTCTTACCAGCACCAGTCCCAAGAACACATGTACCAGTACCAAGTTTAAGTGCTTTACGAATTACATCCTCTTGATAGTTACGAAGTGTAAATGCAAAGTCTGTAACCATTTCATTCTTAATACCAATTTGGGTAGTGGCTTTAGTTAATGCTGGTGTTACTTCAATGGGTACATTAATGTCATTAGCAATAAGGTATTGTCTAATTGACCAATACAAACCTAACTCAGCATTACCGGTAGGAGTAATGACATACTTTCTTGATGGAGCAAAGCGGGCATATCGTCTTGCGAATCTTGCTCCTGTATTCTCTACACTAAAATGCTCACGAATGGAATCAAACAGATCTTTATCTGTCGATGTTAATATTAGTTTACCTGGAGTTTTAGCAGCAGGACGTTTGTAATCAAACTTTAACATTACATTTGCTCCATCTTGATTATCTCAACAATTGATTTAATCTCAAAACCCATTTGAGAGAAGATCTTTTCTACCTTCTCTAGATACTCAACAATGACATCCAATTCTTTTATCTTAGCAGTAATATCCATTAAGGTGTCATGACGCTCAGCTGCTTGCTCTGCTGCTGATTGAGTCAACTTAACTGGTGACGTTGCTAGAACCTCTTGTGTAATACTCTTCTTTAATTGCTTCTTTTTAGCAAAGAGTCTATTACGTTCAATCTTTGCTTGGATCAACTTAGCAACCCAGTAATGCTTACGTGCTGGTAGGCGTAATGTCTGCTCTTTAATGTTAAAATCATCAAGAACAAGGTCTTTACCTATTTCATCTACGTACTTAGCGAGCAATTCCACACCTATAGTATAAATACTCTTATGGGAGATGCAACTACTAAGTTTGAAGAGGCCTTCAAGCGCATTATTGAAGAGGATATGACAGCAGCTTCTGCAGGTATGCAGGGTACTGGTGATGGATTCTCTCCTAACAATGCTGTTGCTGATAACGATGCTGCTTATGCGGAAGGAGACTATCGTATGCCTAAATCACTCTTTAATAAGAAGAAGAAAAAAGGTAAGAAGAAGAAGGTGGCTGTTCAGACAAGACCACTTAGACCAGGACTTAGTTCAGAAGATGAAGAGGATGGTGCATGGGAAAAGGATTACAAGTATGAATGTGAGTGTGGTGAGAGGTGGTCGTCTGAAGAGGCGATGAAGACTTGTAAAGAGTGTAATGGTTGATCTCGGGCATTGGGAAGGCCTTCTAACTGAAGAAACACTTCCATTTGGGTTCATCTATAGGATAACCAACAATACCAATGGTAAGATGTACATTGGTAAGAAGCAATGCCTTACTAAAAGGAAGAGGCCGCCTCTTAAAGGTAAGAAGCGCAAGAGAATCTCTATTGTTGAGACTGATTGGAAGACGTATACCTCTTCTTCTAATAGACTCAATGAGGATATTATAGAGTTGGGTATGGATAGCTTCACTTTCAACATCATTATGTGGTGTGAGAGTAAGTCTGAGCTAGCTTACATGGAGACTCTACTACAATTTAAAGAAGAAGTACTGTTGAGTGACAAGTACTACAATGGAATCATCAATATACGCCTTGGAAAGGTTAAG